AAAACAACAAATAGATTACAAGTACAATGAGGGAGAACTCTTAAAGGAGTTTTCCCAATACATTGATTCAACTTATGGTGCTCATTACTCCTTAAATAAGTTTCAGGCAACTGAATTTATTATGGACAGTGGACATGGAGAAGGATTTTGTATTGGTAATATACTAAAGTATGCCCAAAGGTATGGGAAGAAGGGTGGGAAAAATCGTGCCGACCTTTTAAAAGTAATCCATTACGGATTCCTTGCATTAAATAACCACGATAGAACGGAGAAAAACCAGTGATGAAAATCAGTAACGACACGAGAGATGTCTTAAAAAACTTCTCAACCATTAACTCGGGTATTAGAGTAAAAGAGGGAAATAGGTTAGAGACTATTTCTAATATGAAAAACATTCTTGCAGTGGCTACTGTATCAGAGGAGTTCCCAAAGAACTTTTCAATATACAACCTGCCTGAATTCCTAGGTGCAACTTCTTTATTAGAGAACCCCGACTTTGAGTTTGGTGATTCTTCTTTAGAAATCGTAGACCCTAACTCTAAGATGGCATACTATTATGCATCTGAAGGTATGGTAACTGCACCCGATAAAATGATAACAATGCCAGATGCAGAAATTGAATTCAAGGTCACATCGACTTTGTTGACAGACTTGCAAAAAGCATCAAGTGTTCTAGGTGTGAATGACTTAGTACTTGAATCTGATGGCACAACTGTATCATTGACTGTTAAGGACAAGAAGAATGCAGCTTCAAATACTTTCTCACGAAGTGTGGGCGAAGGAGATGGAACTAAGTATTCTATGAATTTCAAGATCGAAAATCTTAAAATCCTTACAGGAAACTATAATGTATCAGTATCTTCTAAAGGGATATCTCATTTTAATAATGCAGACATCGCCTTAGAATACTTTATTGCATTAGAACCCGATTCAAAATACGGGTCATAAGACATAAATAGATTTGTGGGTTCATCTAGTCTTCAGAAACCCACGGGATTGTCCCAACTCATCATTCTACTGGTGGGACATATTACAAAGTTCGGCGGGGTTCTTTGTCCTTTTTATAATGAGATAATATGACAGAAGAATTTTTATATGTGGAAAAGTATCGTCCACAAAATATCGAAGATACAATCCTACCCCAACAATACAAAGACCAATTCAAAGAATTCGTAAAGCAAGGAGAGATTCCAAATCTCCTACTTAGTGGTTCTGCAGGATGTGGTAAGACAACCATTGCTAAGGCACTCTGTAACGAACTAGGTGCAGACTTTATAGTAATCAATGGTAGTGATGAGGGTCGTTTGATAGATACCCTTAGAACCAAGATTAAAAACTTTGCATCAACTATGTCTTTAGGTGGAGGCCCGAAGGTCGTCATCCTAGATGAAGCAGATTACATATCTGCAGATAGTGTGCAACCTGCTTTGAGAGCATTCATAGAAGAGTTCTCAAGTAACTGTAGATTCATATTTACTTGTAACTACAAGAATAGAATCATTCCAGCTTTACATTCAAGAACAACTGTAATAGATTTTAAGATAACTTCTTCAGAGAAACCTAAACTTGCACAGCAGTTTATGAAAAGAGTTAAGACTATCTTAGATAAAGAAGGTGTTACTTATGATGATAAGGTTATTGCAGAACTCATAATGAGATTCTTTCCCGACTTCAGACGCATCCTAAATGAATTACAAAGATATAGTGTTAGTGGAACAATCGATTCGGGTTTACTATCATCTTTGTCAGAAGAGAAGTTCACCCCTTTAATAAACATGTTGCAGGAAAAGAACTGGGGTGCAATGAGAAAGTGGGTCGGTCAGAATAGTGACCAAGACTTCACATCGTTATATCGTAAAGTGTTCAATGCACTTGAACAAAGATTAGAACCACAATCAATACCAGCATGTGTATTGATTATTGCAGACTATCAATATAAGTCTGCCTTTGCAATGGACTCAGAGATTAACTTCACTGCATGTCTAACAGAGATTATGAGTGAGTGTAAATTCAAAAATGTTTAAGTTACAAGAAATGATTGGAAACGCAATTAATAAATTCTTTGAGTGGAGTTTCCAAAAAAATGCAAACAAACAGTTTGCCAAGAGGAAAAAGAAATGACACAATATGACGATACAGTAGATAGACAAAGGAGATTAATCCTTGCAGAAAAATGGGCCAAGGGTGTTAAGACACTTCATGCACATTCATTAACATCATTATGGTATGATGACAGAGGCGACGATGGTTCGGTAATGGATACTGAATACAATGATGGTCTTGTCATGAGAGAGATTAGAAAGACAGGTGAAATTGTTTACTTTGGTAAATCTCTTGAAGGTGATGAACTACTACAACACTTCGGACAACATACAGGAAAGTAGATGTCTAAAAGAAATCCATTTGATTTTGTCAAGTCGGTCTCCTATGATAAAAAAGATATCATGGTCGATGCTGTTGAAGAGAAAGCATATGCACCATTCCTAATTAACAAATCATTATCCTACCACCAAGATTCCCTTTTCATGACCAATGAGATGAATAATCGAAGCCACCTCGATAATCGTCTTCAATACCTCTTTTTACTAAATACTCTTAGAAAACGACAAAGGTTTGGTTCATGGGAAAAACCTTATGTCTCTAAAAAAATAGACACGATTAAGAACTACTATAAGATTTCCACATCAAAAGCAAAAGAGTATATGGAAATCCTAACAGATAAACAAGTTCGTGAATTGAAACAGAGAATGAGTATTGGTGGACAAAACAATGAATGATAATGAGAGCTTAGTATCCGAACTCGTGGAAATAACCTTCCCCGAAAAAGACGACTTTCTAAAAATACGAGAAACCCTATCTAGAATAGGTGTTGCTTCACGCAAAGAACAAGAACTATTTCAATCATGTCACATACTACACAAACGTGGTAAGTACTACATTACACATTTCAAAGAGTTATTCAAACTCGATGGTAAACCAACCAGCATAGATGAAGGCGACATTGGTAGAAGAAACACTATAGTGTCTCTACTTGCACAATGGAAATTGGTATCTATTGTAGACCCTAAAAGGGTTGAAGAACCTATTGCACCGCTATCACAAATTAAAATTATCCCCTTTAAAGAAAAAAAGGACTGGAAATTGACGACTAAATACACTATAGGAACTAATAAAGAGTTCTAAACCCTAAATAAGTACATAATACTTAAAAAGGAGATTTTTATGTTTTCAGGCATCATATCTTTTATCATGGGAATTTGGAATTTATTAATGATTATACCGATTGTCATTTCAATCTGTTCAGTCATAGTATCACTTACACCGACACCACAAGACGATAAAGTCTGGGCTAAGTTGTATAAATACTTAGAAATACTTTCACTTGCAATAGGCAAAGCGAAAGACAAGAATCCTTTATTGGATAAATAATACCATTAACGAGGAATAAAATGGAATATATAATACTAGGAATAATTGCAATTGCAGTAGGAATGCACTTCTTTTCGAAGAATGACGCTCCTAAACCAACTGCTGTTAAATCTGCAAAACCAGTTGTAAAAAAAGAATCAGCACATAATGTTGCTGACCTTAAGAAACTTACTAAAGTTCAACTATTGGATTTAGCAGATAAGAACACCATTAAGGTAAAACGAAGTGGTTCTAAAGCAGAAGTTATCAAGGCAATTTCCACACATCAAAAGTAAGACTTAGTTCAACTTTTACAAGGGACTTTCAAAGTCCCTTTTTTTAGCCCTAGTTTTACCTAGTCAATTCTTATAAATAACTACATGGAAGAGATATTTGGTCTAATAGGTGAAGTCGGAGCCCCAATTGCAGGGTCAATCGTTATGGGATTTTTTATCTTCATAGTCATTAAGCAGATACTTGAGGGTGTTGTTGACAGTATTGGTACACTAACCATGTTCTGTAAATCACTTGAGAATCGTGCTAGAACGATGTCTAACGAAATGATTAAGATTGATCTACTAGTGTCAAGTGCATTAGAACTCAGACCCGACATCGATAGGATTGCAAGAGCAGAGAACTTCATCGAAGACGAAAAACTTGATGTAAGGAGAGATTAATGGATATTGCAGCTCTTATATCCGAATACGGATTTCCAATAGTCATGTCAGTCGGACTTGGCTACTTCATATATTACATATGGTGGTTTGTAGGTGAGAAACTAGAACCCCAAATTGAGAAAATGCATTTTGCATTAATCAAAGTAATAGACCAAACAAGAATGCTAGACCAAGATTTAATTCGTTTACAACAGAAGGTAAACGTAGTTCTTGAAATGAAAGAGAACTTGAAGAAAAAGGAAAATGAACGAAATGCAAAAGATAACAACAGTAATAATTAGTGTTTGTTTTGCACTTAGTGTAAGTGCAGATGAAATCACATTCAAATTTAAGAGTCCTGCTTTTAGTGGGATAGGACAATCTGCACATTACTTGACAGTAGAGAATCAAGAGAAGTCAAGACGTGATAAGATTAGTCAAGACATAGAAGACAAGATTAAACAAGCAGAGAGAGAAGCAGAGAATACAACGCTTGCAAAATTCCTCAGAAATGTGGAAAGTAGAATTTATGCTCAGATAGCAAAACAGTTAGTAGAGAATATGTTCTCTAATGGAACTGCATCCGATTACGGAACATTTGCAATCGAAGGTAATACAGTTACTTATGAGAGAATGGTTGGAGAGGATGGAGTAGACTTCATTCGTTTAACAATCGTTTCTAGTGATGGTACAACAACAACTTTAGATATACCGATAGGTACAGGAAGTTTCTAAATGAAGAATTGGGGAATAGTGGGACTTCTCGTCTTGCTCACCAGTGGGTGTGCATCTATTCCGTCTATGACCGACAGTTGTGAATCTCTTGTTATGTCAAAAGTAGGTGAGTGTATTGAGAAAGCAGAAGTAGTTAAGATACCAACGTATCAAGAACTTGCAAATCTACCACCAGCAAAAGACATGCCAGTGGTTGCAGTATATGCTTTCCTAGATAAGACAGGACAACGTAAGAGTAAAGATGGAATTGCATCTTTCTCCACTGCAGTAACACAAGGTGCAGAATCATTTCTGATTGATGCACTTAAGACTGCAGCGAATGGTAAATGGTTTAGAGTAGTAGAGAGAACAAGTTTGGATGCACTCGTAAGAGAGAGACAGATTATTCGTTCTACTAGAGAAGATTTTGCAAATCAGAAAGGTAATGAAGACGCCCCAACGGGTATTCAACCTCTATTATTTGCAGGCATCCTCTTAGAGGGTGGGATTATTGGTTATGACAGTAACATTGAAAGTGGCGGTAGAGGTGCAAGATATCTAGGAATAGGTACTTCTGTTTCTTATCGTAGAGATGTTATCACCGTATCGTTGAGAGGAATATCAACTTTAACTGGTGAAATATTATTGAATGTACAGACAACTAAAACAGTTCTCAGTACAGGCGGTGGATACGATGTGTTCAAATTTGTGGACATGGATACGAAACTGGTGGAGATGGAAGACGGTAAGGCAGAGAATGAAGGAGTTACGAAAGCAACTCGTTCTGCAATTGAACTTGCAGTCTTAGAAATGATATACCAAGGACACGATAGAGGTTTTTGGGTAATTACAGATGGACATCGTCACCCTCATGGACAACATGGAAGGAACGAAGGTCATCTAAACGGAGAGACAGATGAAGAATAAATTATTACTCATTATGTTAACATTAGGTTTGTCATCGAATGCTTTTGCAGCTGCAGACGACAATGAAATTTGGTTACAACAAAGTGGTACTGCATTAACATTGAACATAACTCAAAAAGGTTATGGAAACAAAGTTGGTGGAGATGACTTTAGTGGTTCATCAATCGATATGATATTGACTGGTGCTACTAATAGTTTGACATTACTACAATATGGTGATGCCAATAAACTATACGGCCCTTTCATCGCAGATTTGTCTACAGTAAATTTATCTTTTACTGGAAACTCAAATGTAATGGATTGGAATGTTGGTTATCAAGGAAGTGCAGATAGTTTAAATATGTTGGGTGTCATCACTGGTGACTCAAACACATTTGATATAGACATCGGTTACGATGCATCTGCTGAATACTTAAACTGGGACTTGTCATTGACTGGTTCAAGTAATGTATTCACTACTAAAATTGATTCCGACAATGCTAAATGGGACTGGACTGTATCAGGTTCGTCAAATGACATTAACACTATTATGGCAGATGCAACAGATAATTCATTAACTGCAGTTCTAACTGGTTCTTCGAATGATATTGATATCGTTCAGAAGAGTGGTTCAGACACAGGTTGCCCAGCAGGGTCATCTTGTAGTGGAATTATTGATGTATCCTTTGTGACTTCTAATGCAAATATTGACATCGTTCAACAAGACGATAACGATTAGTTTTTTACTTATTGGTTCACTTTCGGGTGAACCCATAGGTACAATCTCAGAACAAAAAGGTTTTGCTGGATTGCAGCGTGACGGAGAAACTTCCGTCATTTCTGCATCCGAATTTCCTGAAGTGTTGATGTACGACACTGCAAGAACAGAAAATGGACGAATGAAAATTCAGTTCACTGGTGATGAACAACTTGATTTAACCGAACACTCACTAGTGTTCATTGACGAGGTCTATTACGACCCCGACCCATCCCTATCTAAAATGTCAATCCGAATGGCACAAGGGACTGCAAGATTCGCTTCAGGATTTGGTGGAAAAATAAAGAAAAGTAACATAAATATAACCACACCTACTGCACAGATTGCTGTTCAAGGAACAGACTTCACAACTAGTATTGATGAAATCGGAAGGTCACTGGTAATTTTACTTCCCGATAAGTGGGGAGCTCCTTCAGGAAAAATTACAGTTAGTAATGCTGGTGGAATGGTTATACTGGATGAAGCATATCAAGCAACGATGGTTTCAACGTATGACGACTCACCAACGAAACCTGTAGTGGTTAATGGGATAACACCCAACCTAATTGACAATCTATTCATTGTCAGTCCCCCTGAAGAGGTAAATGAACAGGTTGCAGATGAACAGAGTAAGAGTGAGAACGATTCAAACAATGTTCTTGATGTAGATTTCTTAGAGTTTAACGACTTAGAAGATGACTACTTTGAGGATGATGAATTAGAATACACGGAACTCGACAGAGATTTACTTGATGTCGATTTTCTACAGGATTTATTAGATGTAGTGTTAGAGATTGACCGAAAGGTTGGTATCGATGCACAACAGAACACAGC